AGGGGTGAGAACAGGCATATTATTTGCATAGTAGTAAGTCTCACAAAGGGGAGTGGTGCACAGAAAGTAACCAAATGAAAAATCCTCGCCAGCAGCACGATAGAAACGCGGATTCTGAATCACTGAAAGCGATGAAACAATAATTCCAGCGCTTGGCGTGTAGTCAGTGAGCGGATAAAGTGAACCTATTTGAAGTGGAAAGTTTGTGATGAAGGGCACAGGTGAGTAGAAGGGCAAAGTTACCTCTAACGTTTGTGCATTCTCAGCTGCCTCAATAACGGTAGCTTGCATGGGCTCCAAAGTAGCATAGGCGGCTGCGTTAGCCTTCTTAGGATAAGGCACAACCACATTAAGATCTATTAAGGCTGCTCCTAAACGACTTCCTGTTGTTAGGTATGTGTCAGGGCTAAACTTAACACGTATCGAGCCACGTCTATAACCAAACATAACACCGAAGTAATCAATGTAATCTATGGGCACCAAATTAGAGGCTAATGCAGGAGCTGCCATAAGGTTGGCTCGTACAGTATTGGGGCTAAAAGTGTACTGATAAGCATCAGCTTCCGTTATGTCCAAAGAGTATATAGGAAGAAATCGTTTGATCAATTGTAGCGCAGAAGTAATCCGCTCACCTACACACAATACCGAAGCGTTCATAGACATATCCTGAATCTTAGATATTGGTTGTTCTCTGGATAATTGTGAATCACCGGAACCGCTAACCAAATTCTCTCCCAATGCCTGTGGCTCGGCTACCTCAGACACGCCCATAAGTCCTTGCGGAGCCAACGACTGTCCTGGAAATACTGGAACTATACTAGGTGGAATTGGCACGGCAAACTCAAAGTCTGGTCCAGCGGAAACTTCCATTAAAACATGCACACTCGCAGATACAGTGCTTGGAGCACGTAGTGGAGTTTCAACATTGATGAGGACATTACCAGTGGATTCTGCAAACTTAAGATAAGGCTTGGTCGATACATATGGTACAGTAACAGAAAATTCATTACTAGTACGGAGATCAAATATCTCCCTATACAATCCGGAAGAAGCAGTACTCGAAATGGCGCCACCTAAATGGCCAGGGTCAAAGACGAACATGAGCCTTCCTGAATGGAATTCCGTCTTCACAACTTTCATTGTGTAAGTTATAGAACCACGCCAATACTTGAACAGGCGCCCCACTGAATACAGCGGAAGTGGATCCTTATAAGCCACTGTAAGGTAACTATTGGCTTTATAGAAAGATGCTGGCGACACAGGGGTCAAATGTAAATTGAGGTCAGCCGCTTGTGAAATGTCCCAGGCTAGAGCATCATAAAATGTGGGAATGCCTATGATATACGAGATAGACATTTCATCTAGTTTGGTTGCCCCGAAGCCAGAATATTCACCAATTTCGTTGTCGGCGAACATACCTAAATTTGTACTATTGTCAGGCGCATTGATATTTATCATATTTGCCATAGACTTTGGGGTTATCTTGCCAATAACACCAGATACACCAGGCTTGCTATAACCAAAAGAACTTGCTAAATTAGAAGCTAAGTTGGAGGCCCAACTAACACTATTCGCAACACCTCCAACAATTGGGATATTCTTAAAGAGAGAGAAAGTGCGAGATATCAAAGAAAGAGATTCTGACACGGGCGGATTACCCATGGTGGCTAATTCACTATCACCAATTGCCTTACCGCCACTGCGTTTAAATACAAGATTGCGGCCACGTCGTTTACCAGCAACAGATGACTGTGGACGAGCTGGATATTCAAGAGATATATCCTTACAATACGCCCAAACTTGTACTGGTAGGCTAGTAGAACCTGTCGGCGATATAAGTGGGTCGTACACCATAATCGTTAGCGTTCCAAATGGAGATGACTGATCTGGCACGTTGTAGTGGGTCATGGGCGAGATGTAGGGGCATTCCAATATTACATCGGTATCAGTAGAAGCGTCAAAATCAACCCGCAATAACTGAGTAGCATATACTAAGTTTGACACAGCTTGTGCATACTTTACGGTATTAATCGTTGCCTGTGGAAACCAATTAATAACCAGTCTGCCCTGTTGAAAACGCTCAGCATTCATCACGATACGAAAAACCATAGTTGCACGAAATGCAAAGAAATTCTGAATTTTGTATAGGTACATGTTGTTGGAAAGCAAAGACGAGGGGAAATTGTATGCATTGATGACTGTTCCTGCAATCTGTGCAGTAGTCCACGATGGGGAATCAATTAGAATTGGTCTAGACAGAAAATCTTTGATATCATGGTTCTTATCATCACTAACGCAAAAATCAAGCGGACCAGGGGTAGGCATAACCAGCGGAAGGGTGGTAGTTTCAACAACACGATCATCGTTGAAACACGTAGTCTCTTGCTTATCACACGAAGCAAGCTCGTGGGTAGGTAAACTTTTACTACCATCATTATTATTATTGTTGTCGGCAGGTGAAATTCTTTTTCTCTGGCTACACCTATAAGCAGAGAAGCACCTGGGTACCCTGGACATTGCAGGACTGCTGCTACCCGTCCTGGGCGGTAACACTAAATAGTGCAGGTATATAATCTTATACGCAATATTCTCACTTTGAGTAACCAGGTATTTATATGTAAGAATAAGATCGAAATAAGAAGTTTTTGTTCGTAAAGAAAAAGCAAAACACAAACAAGTAAATAAAATATATAATATATTAGTATAAAAGAAACACAAAAAAACAAACAAAACGATAGAAGGTATATTAGTGATACTACCATGTAGTCACCAATACATCTTCTTCTTTCGAACAGTATCACGAATGCTGAATTGGTCATCGTCTATAAAGAAATGATTGAGACTATCCCGTGAACCCTTAAAGATCTTAGGTGCCCAAGCATCCCAAACTTCTTTAGTGTGCAAACTCAGTTCGTCAATAGTATCTTTAACTGCACTTATTTCCTGTTTTCGCATGTTCGCACACCGCTTCGTCCAGAACGGGATTTCGAGAACAGTCTCTAAGTCAAGAGGACACAAATAGGTTCTGTTAGGTTTATCAAGAACAAACGCCCTTTTTAAAAATTTAATATTGGACAGAACCGTGGTCTTTTCATCGTGAGCCTCCTTACTCTCGCTAGTATATGTAAACCCATATCTTAACAACACTTCCGACACTGACACAGCATTATAGGCTAGATGCACGTCTTCAGCGACATTAACTACATTATCATCACCATAGGCAATAGGGTTTACATAATGTCGAAAATCACACATTGACTGATCTGAAAAGCCCATTGTATCGCCCCAAGCTAGCATCATAAGGGTATTCACCATTATGGTGTTTATTATAGTTGTCAGTGGATGGCCACTGGGCAATGAACCTGTCCAACCATAAACAATATCCTTACTAACGTGTAAGCTGTTGTAAACGTCCATCCATAGTACTCTTCTGATTCTAGCATCTTCAAGTGTTCCTCCCATGAAACCTATGATAGCCTCACCTATTTCGTACAGAAAACTACTTGGCTGACTTCCATCAAAAGAGGAAAAGTCACCAGCAAAAACATGGGGCCCTTTTTCACTCAAGAACAAGGCCAATTCTGTCCATTGATCAGAATATGGATTTATACCAACAGCACTGCAACTATGTATAGCGTTGGTCATCATATACCTACTAAAATCCAGAAACATCATTCTAACTGCTATAAGATATGCTAACGGTGAAGCCGATATTAAGCGCGTCTTCCCGATGTCCACTTTTGCGTTAGGTCGCGTCTCATCTTTTAGTCCATCCACGAAAATATGCGCCCTCCTAATTCCCTTTGCGGCGTCACTAAGGATGTCGTGTACCTCTGTCTTTAAGCTTTGCGCTTGCTCTCTGGTAAGATCATACGAAACCTCTTTACCAAAAAACCACTGCTTGCCACTAAAGCCTAATTTGGGATCAAGCACATATGGAAATCCAGCACTAGTATTTCTTGGAATCGCTTTAACAAAATCTAATCCTGGGATGCCAATGACAGCTTCTTCAAAATTATAAGTGCGCAGCAACTTAGAACCAGGTTCTCTCAGTACCATAAGATCTGACATATATCGTCGCAAACACATTCTGAATTTCTCCACTGGTTGGTCACAAGTGCTCAAACAATACTTACTGAGGGCATTATCCCATGGATTAATAATATGACCAGATTTAGACACAAATTCTCTTAAATGGGCTGGCTTCTTGGTGCTTTGCTTCCAAGCGCCGTGTAACGTACTTTTTATAAGTTTTGTTCTTGAAGCTACATTGACGGGCTTATTAAGCTTGCCCATAGGGACAAAATTGCCGACATATGGCACCTCATCACTATCACCTACTAAGGCTTGGGGGGCTAATTCCATCCTTATAACCAAGCCATCTCGCTCGGCTATATCACGTATAGCCTCCTCCAGGTTTTCCTTAGTAAGAATCGCAGCAATACCATAGCCTGCGCCTACGCAGTTGCCAGCTACATGGACGCCTAGTATTTTACCAGGCCCTACAGCTTTATTATTGAGCAACACAGGGCTACCACAATCGCCAGGCCTCGTGCCAGCAATATATTTAATGGCCCTTGCAATATTCCAAGTGTCATTAGTGGACACCACCTTCTTATCCATTATAAAATCACCAGGCACGATTATTTTCTCTATAGTCCCATTTCTACGTGTAGCAATGGTGACATTTATGTCAAAATCAATATTGAGTGAATCCTCACTCACAAACAATTTCACTATATCTAGATGACAATGAACGTTCTTGCTGGCTTGGAAAATAACGATGTCAACGCTATCCATATAACACGTTTGAAGAGATTTCAAAATACAACTAGCTGGCACCTCATACGAAATATTGCCTATAAAGGACTCCAATCTAAACTTGTAATCCTCGGTAAGACTATTTTTCGTCATGTAGTCATCCAAAATTTCTACATAATGTCGGGGCAAAACACCGATACGATCTCTTACAAAAATGACAGTGCCAATTGGTTTAACATTAAAACCGGGCAGGAACAGTGAATAGCAACTCCTATTCAAAATCCTATCTCCAATTTCAACACTATTCACATCCAAGAAAGCTTCAGGTTGTGCAGGTGGTCTATGGAACTTCAAATCCCGTCGAACCCTATGCTGATTGTGCATCCTACCCTTTTCGCCAGATGCGAAGTTGGCCGTTGCGGCATCGACGTCGTCAAATTGTGAAGGAGTATTATCACCAGCAACGTCTTCGACTATAACAGAGAAATCGTCGGACTTGTCGTTCAGCATTCTGTATATTTTATAGGAAGTCGCAACTAATGCCAAAATTCCGCCAACAATAATAGAGACCTGCATAAAGCGTTTCAACATTGGTCTAGCACTTAGATACGTGTCGATTTTTAAGTACAACGTACTTGACAGAGAATGCAAAATCTCCTTCGCGTTGTTAAATCTCAAGAGTTTCTGCAAGCTGCTCCTTAGACAAATCGCTGTGGTCACCCTGGTTTTCTTATAAAAGGCAATCATTCTATAACCCAGGGTATCTAACATATCAAACTCAAGGAGAGCTCCTTTCGACAGCTTGGTTGCCATACCATAAAAAAAATTGCTAGTTGAGAGCTCGTAAGCACCCCACAAAGGACGAGGGAAATTCTTGTACTCACACCAATCTGCACACTTACCAACTCCACCATCATCAGGAGCATTCTGACAAGCTTCGCAAAAAGTGTCTCTTTTAACGGTGACGCTCATAAACGCTCGCGCGAATAGCCTTATTCTAGGAACAAAGGATATTGGTAGCCCACTTTCAGCTGCTATCCTCTCGTCGGTTACCTCATTGTAGAACTCGTGTTGATCATGTAAAGCTCTGACCAAACACTCGCGCTCACTCCAGATGGCTTCGGTATCATTAAACGTACCTAAGTCCCTGGCAAAATGATCAGGAGGAATAAAAGACTCTTCACGATCTACTCCTACATCATAGGATGCTGAGCCAACAGCATTAGGTGTGTAAGCCTGTGGAATCGCCGCATTAGATTGCAAATAATTACCTATCTGCGAATCCAATTGATTCAAATATAAAGTATTTTTGCTTCTTTTTTTCTTGAACTCTCCCACTGCAAGGTCCAGCAATCCATTATAATCTAATGTGGTGGTGTGACCATTCAAGTCCATGTCATACTTACCAAACTTGTACACGCATCTCTGAAAATCACCATTGGGGAAGAGACTCGAATCAATTCGTCCAACACTCTTTCCAGAGGTAGGGTCCTTAATACAGTACTTGTCATCAATAGTCACGTCCACTATGAGGTCAAATCTTCTCTTGACAGCATTAGGACATGTGAGTGAATTTATCTGAAAATTCAGATCATTAGTTGTACAAAAAATAATCTTGGATGCAAAGACTGTACTACCTTTTTGGTCTAAGCTTGCCATATGACATACATTTTGAAAAAGATTAGCCGCTCTTATCAAATCCATCCACTCATTTTCACCATTGCCGACAACATCTCTGACTTGCCCTAAATCATCAAAGATGGTAACAAACTGTCCTTGATAGCCATCCCAATACTTATGCTCTTGTTGCCGAGAATATATAAATGACTTGTAATCATTCTTTAAGTGTTCCAACTCGTCCGCAGGAAGAACTCTGCATAACAAGTCTATCAAAAACGGTATGGTTAGCCAAGATTTTCCAGTAGCTGTACCACCTCTTAATAGTATGACGTACGGTTCCATTCTAGGACCCATACCATACACATTGGCTCGCTCAAAAACTCTCGCGATTTCGCGCACGGTGTCATAATAAACACGGATCGCATTCGCAACTTTAGCAGCTTTGTTATGTGGCCTATCTGTCAACGTTAACTCTCTACCTTTTTGAACTAGATAATATATTTTGTCACCGGTATTGCGATCTATGGTAAGGAGATGTTTGCGTTGTAGGTCAACATATTTCTCAACTTCCTTACACCAAACCTCTACCTCAGGATCTAAACCATGCAAAAGGGCATACTGTTCTTGTCCCAAGATATGAACTCTAATATAAGTCACAATACTATCGATAACATCCTTAGCCCATTTAATAATTTCCCCAATGCCTTCATTGGTACGCTTGAAATTTCCTAACTTTTTGGATAACTCGTCAAAAAATTTACCAGACGGGACTTCTCTCAAATATTTAAAACTAAACACATGAAAAATCCCTCTAACGAGGCTAATCATCCAATCATTCTCTTCGAGAGCTTGTGGACTGAAATCCTCATCGTCATCAAGTTCGTCCTCAACGGTAACTTTTTCAACATAAGGGATGTCTGGAGTTGTATCATCAGAAAAAGAATGTAGTGCTATCTCACGATGTGACTTTCTTTTGGATTTAGTACACATATTGTGTATACCAGAAACAATGTTAGAATAAAAATTCTGACCAATGTTGGTCTCGGCTGCGAGAAGTACAGAAACTATAGTAAAAGTGGACAAATAAGCAAGACTCTTCTTTTGAATGGCTAAGTGCCCAGTCATTAAAAAAGCTAGCGCCAGAACCATAAACCTGATTTCTGATGTAACGTCATTGGTGAGGTCCTTAAAAACCGTTTTTATATCATCAGTCCCGGAGGAAACTAAACCTCTAATCTGTGCTTCACTCAATTTGGAACCGTCGGGCATCTTACTAGCGATGGCGCCCAAAGAATCTACCAATTTGGAGACTAAGGACAAAGTGTCACTATCCATGCCAATTTCGCCGCTCATCCATCCTTGCGGGTGAGCAACAAGGTCACCATAACCTTCATTATTGAGACAAAAGTTAGCAGTGTCGCCACGATTGTGCGTGGATAACCCCCTATTGCATGACGTGGGGGCCAGTTGCACACAATTGTTAAACATAGCAGTGACTAAATTAGTCTCAATAAAATTTGAATTGTCCG